TCTACAACAATTCAAGAAGGCAACACCTAGTAAAGTGTATGCTGATAGCAGGAGAGCAATCTGATAATACAGACGACAAGAGGTTATGGCAAAGAGAACAGTATGGAGAGTTATGATAGTTAAAATCAGGATGTGGTACGCAGACATAAGAGGACACCACGGACATAAATGGAACTACGAACCATCCGAACATTATATGGGTAGACACCCAAAAGATAGAAAATAGGAAATAAAACCAATGGCAATTTTTAGGGCAGGAAAACGTATCGGTAATATGGACATAAGAATTGGTCTACCTAGAGATAGGTCATTAGATAACGTTGAAGGCGATAAAAGAATTACAGTACATCAACCTGGTGTTAACCAAAGAACATCTATTGGTAGAATGATTACACAAATTAATAGAGGTGAAGGTGTTGCCAGAGCAAATAGATTTTTAGTTAGACTATTTCCACCAGTAGATGTTGTTACAGAAAAAATAGATTTTGAACCAAGTCTTCTTAATTCAGATGAAATGAAACGTAATGTAGAATTGATGTGTACATCAGCAGTTTTACCACATAGGGACATATTAAATACAAATTTTGTAACTTATGGACCAGGTAGAAAAATGCCTTATGCATATGGTTATGGGTCAAGTATGGAATGTAATTTTATGGGAGATAAGTTTTTAAGACAAAGAGCTTTCTTTGAAACGTGGCAAGGTAAAATGCATAATTTAAAAACACACAATTTAGAATACTATGATAATTACATAGGCACTATGGAAATTTATCAATTAGGACAATATAGAGAAAGTGATAAGGAATATCCTGATGATAATTATAGAATGACTTATGGAATAAGATTGCACGAAGTATATCCAGAAACAATAGGAGAAATACCATATCAATCTGTAACAGATGACCCAATGCCTATGGACATACCTATAAAGTTTGCGTATAGAACTTGGGAGAATATAACATTAGACGAAGTAAATGGTGTTGAGTATGGTAAAGGTGTACCAGATATGCCAAACATTAAACCTAGTAAGGACTATGGAATATGGGGCGGAATATTATCTAAAATGCCACCAGATGTTAAACGAGCAAGTAAACAAGTTATTGAGAAAATTAAAAGAGATATGCCGATTGGTAAGGGTACTGGCGGTAGAGTATTTCCACCATTCGTTATAAATAGGAACTAATATAATAAAAGGAGTAAATTATGGCATTGCCTATATTAGAAACAGCGACATATGAATTGACATTACCATCTAAAGATGTAAAGGTTAAATTTAGACCTTTCCTTGTCAAAGAAGAGAAGATATTACTACAGGCATTAGAGTCAGGCAGTAATAAAGAAATGACTAGTGCTTTGAAACAAATAGTACACGCTTGTACTATGGGTGCTATAGATATTAATACACTACCTATATTTGATGTAGAGTATATATTTTTACAGATAAGAGCAAAGTCAGTTGGTGAAATAACAAAATTAAAGTTGTTATGTCCAGATGATAAGAAAACTTACGCAGAAGTTGAGATAGATTTATCTAAAGTGGAAGTACACGTAGATGAAAACCATTCTAACAATATTGTAGTAGATGAGAAGAAAAAGATAGGTTTGATTATGAGTTATCCTACTATCAATTCTGTTGATCCAGAAGAAAATACAAAAGGTATGAAAACTAAACAGATGTTTGATATGCTAGCAAATACAGTATATCAAGTGTATGAAGGTGATAAAATACACGCTGCTGGTGACTACACTAAAGAAGAAATGCATAAGTTTTTAGAGAGTTTAGACAGTAAGGCATACAGGAAAATCAATGAATTTTTTGATACTATGCCAAAATTGAAGCAAGACATAGAGTTAGAGAATCCCACAACGAAAGTTAAGAGTAAGCTTACGTTGCAAGGGATAGCTGATTTTTTCGTATTGCCCTCTCTCACGAAAGTTTAGAAAATTACTACCAAGTGAATTTTGCACTAATCCAGCATCATAAATATTCATTGACTGAATTAGAGAGTATGATACCTTGGGAGAGGGAAATATATGTCAATATGTTGTCTACCTATATCAAAGAAGAAAATGATAGAATTAGACTGAAAAACGCAGGACAAAAGTAAAGGAAATTATGGCAGACGATTTAATTAAAGTAAAAAAGATAACCGAAGAGTATGAATTAAAGAAGAGCGACCTTGTTCCTGATGAAGGAGAGGACGCACCTACTTGGTATAATAAAACAGCAGGTCTATTAGACAAGTTTAGAGTCATACCTAGAATGGTAATGTTGTCATATATCTATGCCTTTTATAAATCAGTAACTTGGTTTATGCAATTACCAGACCCAACGAATTCACAAGCAATGTACATATCAACTATAGTTGGTGCTGGCGCTGCCTTCTTTGGATTATATGTTGGCAAACCAGGTGCGAAGTTACCTAAAAATAAGAAATAAGGACATTTATGGCAAAGAATAGATTAGATATATCAGACCAAACAGCAGTAAGTATGCCAATGAAGAATCTTTTGGCTATATTGGTGGCAGTCGCCATTGGTGTGTGGTCTTATTTTGGTGTGATTGAGCGATTGAATATGTTAGAAACTAATACAACATTATTAGAAAAAGATTTAAACCAAGCAAGTGAAAGACTTACTGGAGATATTGAAAAGAATAACGAATTTAGAATTAAATGGCCGAGAGGTGATTTAGGTTCACCACCTGCTGATTCTGAGCAATTTATGTTAATAGAATTTTTATCAGGACAAGTAGAGTCAATACAAACACAGTTAAAGAATATGATGAACAACCAAGTAAATATTGAGAGGTTGCAGACCGATATGGATAAAGCTTTAGCTGATATAGAAAAACTAAAAGACAAAATAAGAAGTGTCAAGAATGGATACTCGGGAGAGTAATAATGTTTAAAAAACTAATAAAGAAAATAGGATTTAAGAACGGAAACTCAAAATGGTTATTAAAAATGTTAGGTGTTCTATTTTTAATTGCTATATTATTTGGTGTATTCAAATCAACTCAAGCAGTTGCAGAAGAAACACAAGAAGCACTAGATGTTGCTGAGAAGAAAGGTCTTATAGATTTAACTCCATCTGAACCAGAAATAGGAATTGTATTTGCAGTTTGTATATTTGAGAACGCAGATGGTACAAGGAAATTAGTGGATCATAGAGAAGCTATTAATATGAGTCACTGCTTGAAAGAGAAAAGAAAAGCAGAAACAAAATATAAAAAGATGAAAATAGATGGTCTCGCTGTAGGTAACTTTGTTTTTGCTTGTGATAAAGTAGAAGCAGAAATAGAGATATTAGAAAATGGTGATTGGCGTATCGTTAAGATATTAGGCAAACATCACGAATCATATAAGAAAAAGAAAGCGTATGATTAATATGACATTTAAAAATAAAATAATAACATTAATAATTTTACTATTGTTTTCATCAAGCGTATTTGCTGCCAAACTATATACTGGCGGTGAAAAGTATGAAAAAGATAATGTAATTGCTTTGACATTATCAGTTGTTGGTAAAAGAATTGAATGGGTATTTAAAGAAAATTTAGGTCAATGTCTAAAATCTAAAAGGGTAGCTAATAGAGAAATAGGTGGTGAGAGAGTTATATTTGCTTGTGAGATAGTAAAAGGATTACTACAAGAAGACAAACAATCAAAATACGGAATTAGATTACTAAAAATAATAGAATAATAGGATAATTAATGGCAGATTCAGTAGTAGTTGCTGACAACGTAGAGTTAGTAGCAAATAATATACAATCTAAAGTAGGTGCAACATTGCTTGGTACTAAAGCAATGGCAGAAAATACTACAGGAGGTTCTGAATCTTCATTTAAAATATTAGAACAAGTTAAAGATTTACAACAAGCAACTGTTGATAAGGTACACGCCGTTTGGGAAATATTAAAATCGCAATTAGATATAGAAAAAGATGAAGCACGTAGAATAAGAGAACAAGCAAAAGAAAATGCTCTTGAAAGTAAAAGTGGTGGTGGTGGTGGTGTAAGTGGTTTAGAGAGTGCTGCTGGATCTCTTGGTTCATCTATGATGGATAAAATGAAAGGTTTTGGTGCAGGATTATTTACTATGGCTGGATTAATGTCAGTTGCAGGTAAGATATTTAAAGCAGGTCTAATTTTAATGTTAGCAGGATTTCTTGGTGACGCTTTAGTTGACCATTTTGATATTAATGATGACGCAACAAAATCAGCTTTACAAAAAGGATTACCTGCCGCCGCTGTTTTAGTTGCTTTATTTGGATTTAAGAACGCATTATTAGTAATAATACCTGCCATAATTGGTATGGGATTTGCTTCAGTTATATCTTGGATAAAAGGTGATAAAGTTGCAGGTGAAGTGAGTGGATTTGATTGGGGTTCTGTTGCATTAGCAGGTCCAGCACTATTGTTATTAGCAAAACTTGGTACAGGTATGAAATTTGCTACATTGGCAGCATTAGTAGGAGGTTGGCCAATTGTTCTTGGAGTTTCACTAGCACTAGCATTAGCCGCTGGTATTGGTTATTTGTTTAGTAAAGTACAACAAGCTGAACAAAAGATGTTAGACCATTTAGGAGAAATGACAGATATATCACAACAAGAATTAGAAGATAGATTAAAAAAACAAAAATCAGGTTTCATAGCCTCATCAGCACCTGGTGTTGCAAAACTATTTGGTATGGAAACTACACATATGGATGATGTATATATGGCAAGTAAAGCAGCAGCAGCTACAGTTAAATCTAAAGATGGAAAACTTGAAGTTAGTGAAGTTACCAACATAGTTAAACAAGTAGATATGTTAGCTCAAATGGATCCAACAACATTAAAAGAAATGCTTGATGATAAAGATAAGGCAGATGTTTTGATGAGAAGTATTAATAAACTGTTGGTAGTAGCAGGATCAGGACAATTAGGAGACTCTTCTGCCGCTGTTATTAAACAATTACAAGGTCTAGCACAAAATGTTCAAATGACTGCTAAAGATATGTACGCAGAAAAAGAAAAATCAGGTGATACTGGTTGGCTTGATGGTGCTGGTTATTTACAAGATATTGCTGATGACAAGACTGCTGGATTTAAAGGTGGTGATATGTTTGAAAGATATGCTGAACTATTGCAAAATCCAGAATATATGAAAGCAAAAACAGAAAAAGAATCAATAGAAGGTGAAAGTAGATATCAAGAATTAAAAGCAATTCCAAAAAAAGATAGAACCAATGATGAAAATGCTGAATGGAAAGACTATTACAACCGTTTAAGACCGTTAGACGCAAAAATGAATCGACTTGGTAGAGGTTCAGATGGACAACAAATTACTGGTGAAGTAAGAATGTCAGATGTGTTTAAACTATTAACTAAAGATGAACAAGCACAGTTGATAGAATCAGCATTAAGTGATAAAAAAGTATTATTAAAAGCAATGAAATTAACACAAACAAAAGAAAATGAAGGTGGATCAAATATTATTGATAATAAAAAACAAAGTGTTATTACTACAACGAATAATAAGAGTAATTTTTCTACTACTAGTAGTTTTGAAGTTGATTATGCTCTCCGCCAAGCAGTAGCCTCACAAAGATGATAACAATATTAGAAAACGCAAAAAATAGATTAACAGAATTAAGAAACAAACATAATAAGAAATATGTTAGACTATCTGTAAAGGGTGGTGGTTGTGCTGGTTTTGGATATGATTGGACATTTGAAGATACGCCAAATGATACAGATTTAGTTGTTGATGATACGTTATTAGTGGATAAAATATATGAAATGTATATATTAGGTATGCAGTTAGATTATAAGAACGATATATTTGGTGCAAACTTTATATTCAACAACCCTAAAGCCAAATCCTCTTGTGGATGTGGCACATCATTTAGTATTTAAGACCTAATTGCTTTTCAGTAATTAGTTTAAACTCCATATTATTATCTGAACAATATTCTTTAGCGGCAGACCATTTTGCTGTGTTTTTAATATACTCATATGACTCACGCATATAAGATTTACTTTTTCTTTTACCAATTTTAGGTTTAACACATTGTCTTGATGGTTTAATTTCAATCATATACTTTTTATTTTTGATTGTTTTAATGATGAAGTCTGGAAAGTATCTATGAAATTTCTTATCTAATGGATTGTAGTATCTTACAGGTAATTCTTCACTTGCCCAATGTAATATGTCAGGATTTAGGTCGCAATAACGCATAAACCTACGCTCTAATAGTGACCTATACACTATCATATTAGGGTTACCCACGTACTTTTTAGTGTATGTTGGTTTGTATATTCCTTTGTAACTCTTTCCCATAATTTACCTATAACTCATATAAATATATAAGTATTTATAACATAGGTTAGAATGCTCAAAATATGTCAATAAGTTTAAACAAATATCTAAAAAGCGCAGTACGAAATGTTAAGAGTTTCGTAGTTAACAAGTATGCTGGAAGTATGAGTGGTTTATTAAATACTTCAAGTCTTGTTCAAAGTACCTTTGCTTCTGTACAATCAGGTAATACTGCTTCAATTAATAAACTATTAAAGAAATCACCATTTGAAATAGACCAAGATAAAAGAACTGTTAAGGATGATCCTTTAGGTTTTAAACATTTACAATATCCATCAGATTTAACTGGTGCAGAAGTAGGTAATTGGATACTATTCTTTACTATATCATCAAACGTTGGTAAGAACCCAGCAGAAAATCCAGATTTACAATTAGCACAAGATATGGGATTGAGTCCAGGTATGGCTGGAGTAGACCCTAATAGTACGCTTCAAACTAGTCAAGAAATGGATAGTATAAGAGAAATGTACAAAAAAAGAGGCGTTATTATACCTAGAATGGGTACAACAAATAGTGTAATAGGTGATGACGTAACTAAAGATATGGTAAGTGGTGCAATTGCTTTATATATGCCACCAGATATTAAAGTAAGTTATGGTGCAGGTTGGGGAGTAGAAGATACAAATGTTTCTGGAGATATAGCAAATGCATATAAAGAAATTAAAGGGCAAGATTTAGGTTTTGGTCTGGATATGATTAAAGAGGCAAGTAAACACGGTCTTGGTATAGGTCTAACAAAAGGAAAAGAATTTTTATCAGCATTATCAGAAGGTGCAGGTATGGGTGATTGGATGAAACTAGTAGGTAAAGGTA